GCATCACGCCGTATAAATCTTTCGCCTTTATACCGTGCCGATATTGTCATTGTCTCCTGCTCCTATACTCCGAAGATGCACACCTGATGTTGGTTTAGGTGCGCACCTAAATACTGTTGGTTTGTGTCTATGTAATAGCTGGTATTGCTACCCCGATTAGCTTCTGTGTACGTCCAGTCTTAGCCGTGCCGACACCATTGCACAGTCCACAATTGGCACACTGGACATCGGTGTCCGGGTTAGCTTCCGGGCACATGATCTCATCATCACGTTTCGACTCACCATTTCGCAGCACACGATACCAGCGAAAGCCCATCAACTTTGCTCGCTTAATCGCATCATCTATGTCTGGGAATGTCTGTGAATCTATGCTTGCCATAGCCACAGAATTCAACAGGGGTGAAGTCTCCCATCGATGGGTATAGGATGTGCGTTTTCTGCCTGTGATGTGTATGTCTTGCCACACTTCCAGCGGCACTGCGGCAGGGTCTCCATAGGCTCCATCTCTCGTACCTAATGATCCGCCGGGGTTAGGACACGTTTTCCTGCTGTGTGAATTGATATGTTCGTGGTCGAGTCCACATTTATACTCTCCGTTTTTTCGTTTGCACGGAGCACCACACAGGCATTGACGGAGTTTAGATATTAGCTCTGAAGCCTGCGCAGGGGTCACGCATTCCACCCGGCCAAGTGCCCACGATTTATATGCTCCTGCCGGGCCTCGTACCTTGTCAACATAACAAGGTACATCTCCTGTTTTGCCGGACAGCTTGACTAGCATTGGTCTAAGCTGGCATGACCCACAAATAGCCTCGTCTAATCCTTCTTTGGCTGCGATGTCGGGAGCTACGTCGGCTCGTATGATATAGCTCTGTATCATGTCGCCTGTTTTCGTATTGATACTTGGCTTGTCGATACCTGTCAGCAGTACGATTACCCGGCTACCATCGATCAAGCTGGGGCCATCATAAACGCACAGTGTGTTTTTGTTCATAGCCTGTGTCATTTGATACTCCTTTAATCCTGTTTAGTTTGTTGGTTAAATCCAAGCTGGAATTCTGTCTGTGTCTGGTAACGATCCAAGGAACTCAAGAACCCCACTAGGAACCTGTTCATACTCCCAAGTATTGCCCGTTGTGCTTCTCATGTCGTTTAGATGCCAATCTTCCCAATAATGGGCAAGGCTATCCAGCATGACCCATGTCCAACCCGGAGCGAGCCGTTCAACGTCTGGATTAATTTGTCCACAGCTTCCAATGGCATTCCCCCCCGGAGTCGGGCCCTCAACCCCAAACATTGCTAGACGTCTTCCATCGTATCGAATGGAAATGTAGGTACTAAACCAGCGCCCCCCCGGTGTCCTACTGCTGCCGACACGAACTGTCTTTTCTATTATCGTGTCCTGTATGAATCCCTTGATCCCACCCTGATATGACCTGTCGACCATTCCCCTAATCTCCGATGGTGTCATACACCGGGCAGGCACCTCACAATCAATCAGCCACTCCCTCATTTCAAGTAGAATCTGCTTGTCGTCCAAGCTCTCATCCGTATCTACCACAACCATGTCCTGATGCTGCATTCGATCTGTCATTTGTCATACTCCTAATGCTGTTGATTTTGGCCATTTTGACCATAGCATCACACCGACGGTATAAGGAAAGGGAACAGGTGTCAAGGATTGGGGTGTCTTGGACTAGTTTCACAGGCACGACATGCCACCAAAAACATGGGCAGCATGGCACGGCTTGACAGGCTGCCGGGCAGGTGTCGCAAGTCGGAAAAAAGGAGCGTGCGAGGGGGCATGTCTTGGGGCTTGTCTCTATCTATAGCCTCTACCCATGACAGACTTTTCATGCTAAAGACGCCCCATGCTCATTTCATTGAAATGCACAGGTATTTCATTGAAATCAAGACTATCATTTCAGTGAAATCATGTCTCGTTTCATTGAAATGGATCCTCTCTTCTTCATGTATAAGACATGATATTAAAATCCCCCCTTTAGGGGGGGATTTATAATATATCTTGTACTTGTTAAAAGAACTTGTTGTGTGTATCGTGTGTGGATTATGGGAATCAGGTCTCACAGTTACCCGACAGGTACTATCGCCCGTGCCTTGCTTCGTTACAGGGCTGGTTCTTCACAGCGTGAGATCTCGGAGATTATGGAAATCCCTCGATCTACGATCCGTGGGTGGTTATCCTCGTTTGACTCAGGCCGCATTGGTTCTAGGGTCGGTGATCATTCACATATCTGGATAATCGATTCCCCTAACGGGGCTTTCTCTACAGGGATATGTAGTATATGTTTTAATGCAAAAGACTTTCCGAACTATGGTCGGAATAATACATACTGGCCTGAGGTAGAAAATGGCAAAAGCAAAGACGGGCAAGAAAACGAAGGACACGAGTGAAGCTGATGACATGATCAGGGCCAAGCAGGATGCGTTTCTTGCTGCTCTTGGTGATGTTGGAAGTATTAGGAAGGCGTGTGAGGCATCTGGTGTAGGCAGGTCTACGGTTACGGGCTGGTCTGCTAGGGATGTTAATGGATTCAGGACAAAGGTTCGTGTATCCAAGGAGTTGTTCAGGGAACATCTACAGGATATGGCACTGGAACGAATAAAGAACCAGAAGCCAAATGATAACCCGATACTGCTGGTTACACTTCTCAATGCCGAGTGGCCTGAGAAGTATCGAAGAGATGGGAACATGGCTGGTACTGAGGTCAAGGAGATGATGGCTGACTGGAAGAGATGGGTTAAAGAGAATAAGAAAAAATCGAAGACGGATCCGGGGGTTACGGAAGCGGAAGAAGCGCACCGTAATGCGATAGATGAGGTAGAGAAGATATTGTTAAGGAAGAAGGACTCGGATGGTAAATCCAAATGACTACGGAAACCGATTCAAGTATAGTCGAGTACCTGTTTAAGAAGCTGGACTTTAATCCTACCGAGAAGCAGCGTCCCATAGTAGACTGCCGCAAGAGGTTTATCCTAGTTGCGGGGGGTGAGCAGGCGGGTAAGAGTATGGTGGCTTCTAAGTATCTGGTCTCTAGGTTCCTTGAGAACGATGAGGAAGGGCTGTACTGGCTGGTTGCGGCAGACTATGAACGCACTAGGGCAGAGTTCGATTACTTGGTTCAGGACTTCGCTAGCCTAGGGGTACTTTCAGAAGCTTCTAAAAGGGTAGATCCCGGCAGGATAGTTCTTGCGGATGGAACCCGGATAGAGACAAAGTCTGCGAAAGATCCAAGAACCCTTGCGATGAAGGCACCTAACGGGATCATAGGATGCGAGGCAAGCCAGCTAGATCTTGAATCGTTCCACAGGCTCCGGGGAAGGTGCGCTCCAAAGCGTGGGTGGCTTTTTCTTGCGGGGACTTTCGAGGGATCACTGGGATGGTATCCGCAGTTATTCCAGACTTGGAGACACGGATCAGCGGAAGAACAGTCCTTCTCACTTCCGTCATATTCTAACCAGTACCTGTACCCCGGTGGTAAGGCAGACCCGGAGATACTTCGCCTGAAGGCTATGGCCTCAGACGAATTCTTTATGGAACGCATCGAGGGGATACCAAGCCCACCGCAGGGACTCGTGTTCGGGGAGTTCAGGGCCGATATACATATCAGCGATGAGGCTAAGTGGTCAGTAGGAGACCCTGTGTACCTGTGGATGGATCCGGGGTATGCGGGAGCCTATGCTGTCGAGGCTGTTCAGGAGATAAACGGACAGATCTGCGTCATAGACGAGATCTACGAGCAGGGTCTGATCACTAACGAGATAATTGATATAGCAAAGACCCGGCCTTGGTGGAAGGATGTGCAGGGTGGGGTGATAGACATAGCAGGATACCAGCATCAGGCTATGAGCGCACCCGCAGAGATATGGCTAGGTGAGACAGGGATCTATCTTGCCGCCCAGAAGGTCAGGATCAACGAGGGAACGGAACGCCTGAAGAGCTTTTTGAAGGCCGATCCCGTTTCTAATGCCCCAAAAATCATCTTCAACCCTAAATGTGGTGGGATTTTGTCCGAATTCGGGGTAGTTCCCAGTCCCTTGGACGGACAAACACGGGCCTATCGCTGGAAAATGGACAGAGATGGTAATATAGTGGGTGAATCTCCCGAGGATAAAAATAACCACGGGGTAAAGGCCGTTATCTACGGACTCGTAGACAAGTTTGGGTACGGTCATGTCGGCAACCGCAGCTTTATCAGCGTTAAGAGGTGGGCATAAGGTGGCTCGACGCAAAGTAGAAGACATAATCAGTGTTGTTGATACTCATTACGATGTAACGGAGCCTCTCCGCACCCGGATGGATGCGGATCACAAGCTTTACAGGCTTGAATCCTACGATGCTGGCGACGGATACCAGTCATACACCTCTAACGAACCCCAGACCTACGCAGATAAGATCATTGCGTGGATGGCAAGTGCGGATGTAATCATACGCATACCGCCCAGCGGCAACCCAAGAAACCTTCGGGAGACTAACAACGATAAGGAACGATTTCTTATAGGTGCCCTTAGATCTGCTAACGAGAGACTGACCAGAAAACTTCTTCCCGACCTGAAAAGCCAGCTTGCATGGTACATATCCCTGCGGGGATGGTATGCGGGACGGGCACTGCTGGTCAAAAAGGATGAAGACACTACCTACGTGGACGTAACCCCGTGGGATCCGATGCATACCTTCTGGGGAACCGACTCCGATGGTCTGTCTTGGGCCTGTTACAAGACTAAGAAGACTAAGGCAGAGATCGAGAGCCAGTACAATGTCCGGCTTGGCGATATGCGTGAGGACGAGGACGGAATAGAAGTCTACGACTTCTATGACCGGGAAGATAATGTAGTCGTCATACCTCACAGGATAATCAAGAAGAGAACAAAGCACGGCAGCAACGAAGTCCCCGTGTTCATAGGCCCGGTAGGGGCTAACCCCCTGATACAGTCTCTGGAGTGGTCGTCCATAGAGGACACCGTCGAGAACTACGGGGAGTCGGTATTCAAGGGCACACGGGACATATACGAGCAACATAATTTTATGATGTCCGTCATGCTCGAACTTACCGCACGGAGCCGCAAGCAGGGACTGAAGATAGTCTCCCGTGACGGAACCAAGACCCTCGAAGAAGACCCCTACAAGGAAGGCACAGAGGTAGCCCTTGCACAGGGAGAGGATGTCCAGCCTCTAGGACTGATGGAAGTAGCCCGTGAGACAGGCGCATTCATGGGCCTTGTCTCTGGAGAGATGCAGAGGGGCGCAATCCCCCACTCCATGTACGGGGAACTTCCATTCCAGCTATCGGGATTCGCCATCAACACCCTCAAGCAGGGCGTTGAGACAGTGCTTTCACCTAGGGTGATCGCACTGGAGCAGGCATACTCACAGTTAGCAAGACTTCTCTGCGACCAGTACTCGTCCGGGGCTTTCTCTCCTATGGAGCTGTCCGGCAGGGACAATAACAGGATGTACTTCTC